GAGGTGCCTTGAGCATGTGCATTGCCTGGCTCATGGCGTCGTCCAGCGCGTTGTGGTGCGTTCCCAATCGCACCATGGACACATCGCGGTGCTCGTTCTTCCAGGTCCGGTAGCAGCGGTTGTTCCAGAACTTCCACGGAGCCGGCAGCAGAAGGCGCCGATAGGCATTGGCCAGGATCACGTTGTCGAAGTCGGAACCGTTGCCCCAGATGCGAACCTCGGTCAGGTCAGCGCGGCCGCGCAGCCAGCCGGAGAAGCTAGCCAACGCTTTGGCGATGTCCGCCTTGCCGTTGAGCGCCTGCCGCGCTTCCTCCGACTGTTGCATCCACCACAACACCGTGGACGCGTCCATGACTCCACCGGACCTCACCGCCGACTCAAGGTCGATGGTCAGGGAGAAGCAATCGCCAGTCTCGCGGCGCTCGCGGTCGAACTCGACGGCCCCGATGGCAACGATGGCCGCGTCCGGGCCCTGCCCCATGGTCTCCAGGTCGATCATCACGTCTTGCACAGGCTTCTCCTCACAGCACTGCGCGGATGCGCACTTCGACGCGGTCGACCACCTCGCGCGCGTTGAGCTTGCGCTTCGTGGTGATGTCGATCCCTACCGTGAGCGACTGGAACTCGGCCAAGCCAGCGATGCGCTCGAGCTCCGCCTGGATGCGCTCCTCGGCAATGTCGATCTGGGTCTGGACGTACTCCACGCTCGGCGGGCCGTCGTTGGCGATCTCGATGGTCATGCGGTCTCCTGGGTTGATTCCTCGATCCAGTCGCGGTCGGCGGGCTTGCTGTCGGGCCCGGCGATGCGTCCGGCGGCGGTGGTGAGCGTCTTCTCGGCGAACTGGCGCAGCACCAGGCGCAGCTCGTCGTCGATCGCCTGCTGGATGTCTCGCGCGTCGGTCATGGAGGCCAGCCGGCCGGCCAGCCGGCGCCCGACCGGCATCACCTGGTCGCGCAGCGTGCGGAAGGCGGTGAAGACGGCCGCGAGCGTCGCCTCGCGGTCGATGAGCCGGCGCTCGAGCTGCAGCCGCTTGATCCGCGCGGTCTGCGCCTCCTCCTGCTCGCGGGTGGCCCGGGCGGTCTGGTAGGTGAAGACGGTGGGATCTGGCGGCACCGCGGCCGCCGCCTGGGCCGCCTTCGACTTCGGGTCGGTGTTGACCGTGCCGGCCGCCTTCTCGGCGTTCACCTTCTGCGCGGTCTTTCCGGATGGGCGCACGCGAGCGGCGATGGCCAGCTTCGTCAGCTCCAGGTCGAACCGGCCGTCCGCGCCCTTCTCGATCACGCCGCGCTTCACGAAGTCCGTGATGGCGGACGGCCGCACGCCGAGCTCGCCCGCAAGCTCCTTCGAGGTCACCCGCCGCTGGTCCGGGTCGGCTTTCTTGCTCACTTTGCGAGTAATCGACGGCATGCACGGTGCTGCTGTTGCGTTTCAGCGATGGAAAAAGCCACTCACTGGCGCGGGAGCGGGGGCCGAATTACCCGCAACCCCCCGGGGTGTGGAAGAACCTAGACCCCCCTGGCATGCTTCTTGTCGACGCGTGGTCATGCTGTCCTCGCCTTCCTGCGCGCCGCTGCCTCAGTGATCCGCTGGCCCCAGGCCTTCACCTGCTCGTGGCCTTGCTTCCACTCTTCGCCGAAGAAGCGCTCGAGGGTGGCCCTGTACTGCGGCGTGATGGCGCCACGCTCTGCTGACTCGACGTGTGCACCGACCGATGCAAGGGCACGTGCCTCGCAGCTGCGGCATCGAGCAGTGAAGCCGTCGCGCATCGGGTCTATCTGCGCTTCGGTGCAGTCGCGGCAGGTCATGGCTGCATCCTTCCCTTGCTCGGGTTGCGGATGACATACACAGCCTCAACCACACCCTCGCGCTTGAGCTGCTTCACGACCTCGTGGGCGTACTGCTTGGTGATGGAGAACTTCGCCACCATCGCCTCGTAGTCGAGCTCCTCCTCGGGGTTGTTCTGGAAGAACTCCCTGATGCGGCGGATCCGCGAGTCGTGCCAGGGATGGACGCTCATGCCGGCTTCGCCTCGGTGCTGCAGCTGGCGCACACCCAGGCGCGCAGGCCACGCATGCGGCCCTTGCGCACGACCTTGAGCTTCCGGCCGGCCATCGGCTTGAAGACGTCGCACTCGGCGCACGCGAAGGTGTCGTTCATCCCTGGGCCGGCCGGCAGGAATCGGACGTCGGGCCGCGGGATGGTCTTGTCGCTGCTCATGCCAGCTTCGCCTTCCCGTAGTGGGCGATCAGCAGCGCCTCGCTGCGGTTGTGGTCCTTCTTCCGGCTCAGCATGGGCGCCTGGCACGGGTAGAGGCTGGCGGCGATCTGCCGGGCCACGTCGCCGGTCTTGTCCGACGTGATGCCGTAGTGCGCCTTCCAGCTCTGCGGTGCCACGAAGTGCAGTCGGATCCTGGCTATGTCGCATGAGGCGTGCACCGCGTACCGCAGCCCGACCAGCGTCGACTCGCCGGCGAAGTTCACCGGCGCATTGCGCTGGGCGATGCGGCGCACAGTGACGTTCTCGGTCACCACGCAGCCCGCCTCCGAGACCGGGATCAGCGTGCGCAGCAGCTTGATGAACGACGGCGCGTCGAGGCGCTTGCCGCTCTCGTCCTGCACGATCGGCAGGTCGTGGATGACAGCGCCGCCGCGAGGGTCGATAGCCGAGACCGCACCGGTGACGCCCAGGTCGATTCCGACGATCACCATCACCGCCATCCCCCGTTGAACGCTGCGGCCAGCAGCGCGCCGCTGATCACGCCCACGAAGACGATCGCCAGCGCGATGACCAGGCCGGTGCCAGCCACTGGGCGGTCCTCGCGCTCCGGGGCGAGATCTCCGGGCTTCGTCGTCGGGAACTGCCGCGGGCATCCGCCCCAGGCCTTGAGCTGAGCTGAGCTGCAGGTGCACTCGCAGCAGCGGTTGAAGTTGTCGGTCATGTTCGCCTCCGTTCTCACAGCTCGACCACTTCTGAGCTGCGCGTCTTGCTGCGCCGGATCTCCCTGACCCGACGTTCCGTTTCTGCCCGTGCCTGCTCGATCTCGCGCTCGGTGAGGCCTTCGAGGCACTGCTCGTAGATCGTCATGACGTCGCGCAGCGCTTCCAGGCCGGCCGCGTCGAGGCGCATCACGTCGCTCTCGCGGTAGCGCCGGGCTGCCTCCTTCATGGAGTCGGTCGCGGCCTTGACCGAAGGGATGACCTCCGCCGGGATCAGGCGGCCCATCTGGAGCGCCAGCGTGTCGACCAGGTTGCAGAGATCAGCCATGTCGCGCCACTCGACGGCGTTGGGGTTGCGGCCTCGTGCGATGGTTTCGAGCGACGAGCGGAACCGCGCCATGACCCGCTCGCGCTTCTCGGCCGGCGCCGGGCTGAGCGCGGTCAGCGGATTGATCTTCGGCTTCGGGCGGTAGGCCTTGCGCTTCTTCATGCGAGCTCCGCTTCCGGTTTTTCGACCGCAATTGAGGCCGGTTGCCGCCGCTGATCGAGCACTCCGGCGGCCCATGCCAGCCGCTCGGAATCGACGTGGCGCCCTGCCCGTTCCTCCGCGAACACTCGGCGCGCGATGTCGCGCACCAGCTCGTCGCGCTCGTTTGTGGTCATTCGAAGGCCTCCTCTTTCGACCCGCGGCCAACTGCCTTGCCGATCGACTCGACGTCGGCGTTCGAGTCCTGCCACAGCTGGTACTGGCCCATGAACTCCAGCGGGATCCGCGCTCCGCGCTCGCCCTGGCGGTTCTTAAGCACGGTCAGCGCCATCACCTTGCGGTCGCTCCATTGGCGTGCGAACCACAGGCCGAGCACCGCGTCGGCGTCCTGCTCGATCGCTCCGCTGTCGCGAAGGTCGGCCAGCGTCGGCTCGGGCACTCCGCGCTTTTCGACCTCACGGCTGAGCTGCGACAGCAGCAGCACCGGGATGCGCAGCTGCTTGGCCAGCGCCTTCAGCCCTCGGGTGATCTCCTCGAGCTCGGTGTTGCGGTTGACGTTCTTGCCCTTGGCCTGGCCGGCACACAGCTGCAGGTAGTCGACCACCAGCAGCTTCAGCCCGTCGCGGCGCAGCGCGAAGGCTTTCGCGCGGATGTCGCCGATAGTCAGCGCCGGCTGGTCGTCGATCCACACAGGCAGCTTCGCGAAGACCTCGGTCGCATGCGACAGGCAGCCCCAGCTGTGGTCCGACAGCTGTCCGCGCTGCATCTCGCCGTAGTCGACCAGGCCGAGGTTCGCTAGTGCGCGATCCGCGACCTCCTCCGCCGGCATCTCCTGCGAAAGGACCAGCACAGGGCGCTGCAGCGCCTTCGCGGAGTGCAGGCCGATCTGCAGCGCCAGCGACGACTTGCCCACCGAGGGACGGGCCGCCAGCACGTAGACGCGGCCCTCCTGCAGGCCGCCGTTGAGCACGCGGTCCAGATCCGCCAGCCCGGTCGGGAAGGCCAGCGGGCGCTCGCCCGTGGCAACGTCGTTGAAGTGGTCGATGCGCTCGACGGCGAGCTGGCCAGCCTGACGCGGGCCTGCAATCACGCCGCGGCGCTGCACCGCGTCGAACAGCGTGACGCAACGCTCGATGGTCTCTTGCACTTGGCCGAGCCCGGCATTGAAGGCCGCGGTGGCCGCCTCATCGGCGGCGGCGACGAGGCTGCGCTGCAGGGCTTTCTCGCGCACGATCTCGGCGTAGCGGCGGATGTTCGAGGCGCTGGGCACGCTCGACGCGAGCGCGTTGAGGTAGACCATGCCGCCGACCTCGTCGGCCTTGCCGTCCGCCTGCAGCTTGGCGTAGACCGTGATCACGTCCGCCTCCTTGCAGGCGGTCACGAGGACCCCGATGGCGGCGAAGATCAGTCGGTGGTCCCAGCGGTAGAAGTCGGACTCGGTCAGCAGGTCGCCGATGCGATCCCAGGCCGCCGAGTCGAGCAGCAGGCCGCCCAGCACGCTCTGCTCTGCCTCGACCGAATGCGGCGGGACGCGCAGGCGCGCTGCGGTCTCGCCTCGATCGAAGTCCTCGGCCGTGTCCATGCGGCTCGCGTTCATGCTGCGGCCTCCACGGTCTTCTCGATGACCTGCTTCATGCCCCGCTCGGTCAGCAGGTAGTCGAGGTCACAGCGCCAGTTGGCGTGCTGCGGGTTGCGAGGCGTGCGGCCCATCAGGAAGTCGTTCTCCGACGCCCGGTCGAAGTACCCGCCGAGCCAGGCCAGAGCCTCTTCCGCCGTGGTGGCCCGGCGCGTGCCGTCGCTCTTCGTGCTGCTGAGCACCCAGCCCCAGACCTTGCGCAGCGCCTGCTGGCGAGACTTCGGCATCAGCCTGCAGCGCGGCAGGCTCGGCAGCTTCGCGTGGTACAGGTCGACGATGGCCTGGTACGGGCACGGGATGGTCGGCAGCCTTGCCGACGTAGAACCCGAAGGGTTCTTCTCTTCTAAGTCTCCGTTCTGTTCTGTTCCCTCTCCGTTCCCTCTAAGAGCATTTACCGCTGGATTTCCGCCGGAACATTCCAGCGTTTCCGCCGGAACTTCCGCCGGAGTTCCACCGGATTTCCATTGCTCGAACGTCGGAACTCTGAGGAGCGGCTGGTCGTTGTCCGCCCTCCTCTTGTTCTCCTTCCGGATGCGATCGCAGAGCTTGTCGTACTGGTGCCGCTGCTTCGAATCCCAGGCTGCTACAGCCTTCTCGGCGATCACCGGGTGGTACAGGCGTCCGTCGTTGCAGCGGACGAAGAGCGATAGCGCCTGCTCGCGCACTCGCTTCCATTCCCGCACGACACGGCCGAAGCCGGCGAGCTGCGACAGCTCCGAATCGTTGTCGGGGAGCGATCCGGCCGGCACCTGGTGCCATGCGGCGCACCACAGCAGGATGCCGGCGCGGAAGGCCTCCGCCTCTACCTCGGCGGCGAAGCGCGAGTCGCGCAGCTTCTGCACGTCCAACTCCATGTATTGGAAGTCGCGCAGGTCGACCCCTGCCGGCACAAGCGGCGGCGGAAGATCGTCGCTCATGCGGCATCCCCCCTCTTCTGCCGCCACTCCGCCATGAACGAGCCTGGTGCCGGCACAGGCGCTTCCATGGCCGCCCTGCGCTCATCCGGCCTCGCTTCGAAGATCGAGCGCGCGGTAGGCTCTGGCCGCGGCGCAGTGCGCACCACCTTGGCGGCCGGCTGCCGGGCCGTCAGCGCCGCGATCTGGTCGACCGTGGGGGCCTTTGGCCCCAGGCTCCAGAGCGTCGGCGCGCGGCTGTCTTGCTCGCACGAGGATCGGCGGGCCAGCGCCTTGCCGTCCACGGCCGGCTGGAGGAACGCGGTCGCGTTCTTGCGCTCGAAGCCGGCGGCCGTGGCCAGCACGTCGGTCGTGACCTCGGTGCCAATAGGCTGCTGCCACAGGTAGGCGAGAGCCCGAGCCGGCACGCTGCCTGGCTTCGGGATGTACTGACGCGATGTCATGCCGGCCGCGCTCCCTCAGCGTCGACGACCAGGCTGACCAGCTGCGGCCACTCCAGCTCGGTCGCCTCCGGCTGCGGCACCTCCATCGGCACGGTGTCAGCGAAGTCGACCGGCTCGACCTTCTCGAAGAGGCTGTCGAACCAGGAGATGCGGCTGCCCTGCTGCTTCGGGTGGACGACGCGCAGGGTCATGCGGCCCTCCGCGTGCGGCGCTGCAGCGACTGCAGCTGCTCGGCCAGAGTCGACAGCTGCTCCACGCCGGCGACGAATCGCCGCTGCAGCTCGTCGGCCTGATCCTCGATCGCGACCGGCTCAGGTTCGGCGTAGCTCAGCGCCTCGGCGAGGAAGCGCATGACCGTGTGGTTTCCCGCCTCGCGCGCAGTGCGCATGACGAGCATCAGCTCTTCCAGAGACAGCTTCTCAGCGCACTCCGGGTTCAGGCAGTTCGCCAAGTGCCGGCGCGCGGCCTCGAGGTTCTGGTCGGCCTTCGCAGGCCACAGGAGCCCGGCGACGCGCTTCGTGCCGCCACAGGCCTTGACTGCCTCGATCAGCGCCTCGTGGAGGTGTTCGATCTGGTCCATTTCCGACCCTTTCAGACGCGCCGACCAGTTGTCGGAAAGCGTTCGTTGTGGCCGGGCTCCTGCCGCGCGACAGTGGCGGCATGGACACCCGACATGCGATGGAAGAAAGAAGCCCGGCCGGCCGACGCGCCGCGAAGTACCTGCACCGACTGCTCGGCGGTGCAGGCGATCCCGAGGGAGGAACGGGAGTGGTGGCGGAAACGGCGAGCCATGTCGCGGCCGGCCGGGCAAATGGGGGTGGGCATGGAAGCCACGCGTGACGACGTCTGGGCGAAGCGCCAGATCGCGCGGATGCTGCGCAGGGTGCGGCGCTGGATCGCCCGCGGCGAGGTGCCGTGGTGAGCGCGCAGGAAGGGTGGGCGCCCTGCCCCGGTTACGCTGGCGGCTCTCACCCCGACCAGCCCAAGGAGGGCGCCCATGGAACTACCAAACGTCGTGCACCCAAAGCTCGTGACCATCAACGGGCACCGAGTGCAGGTCGTCGCGTACTGCGTCATGACCGACTCCCAGGCGATGGCAGCGGCTGCGCACTACTTCCGGACGCACAAGCTCCCGCGGAAGCCGGATCCGAAGAAGGTGATTCGTATCCTGACGCTGTTCGATCGAGAGTCTGTAGGGCTGCTCGGACCATAGGAACGTCTGCACGAGTAATGCGCAGGCTGCGTCCGTCGTTCAGCAGCAGCTCGACCTCGTCCTCGCCGATACGCATCGCGCCGAGGTACATGCCGTCGAGCACGCTGTGCTGCGAGGGAGCGGAGCCGATCGGCAGCGGCGCAGACCAGCGGCCCGGCACATGCGCAGCAGGCGCCGGCATCGGCCGAGGCGGCACATGACCCGGCGGGTAGCTCGTCTCCGCTCGCTCGCGGCGTCCCCTGCCCAGCAAGGCTTCGAAGAGGCTGCGCATGGCTCAGGCGGCCTTGGCTTCCGGCTGCGCGCACATCTCGCAGCGCAGGCTTCCATCCTCCTGGCGCGCCATCGGCAGCGCGCTGGTGAGGCAGCGCGTGCCCTCGACGGCGAGGCCCTCGTGAGGGCAGGCGCCGGAGATGGACAGCGGGTGCCCTGCGGCGGGCTGCGGGGCCGGGGCGCCGGCCTGCTCGCGCAGCACCTCCCAGGCCACGTCAGGCCGCAGTTCCTCGCACAGAACCGGCTGGCCGCGGTCGCGGGTGGCGCGCTCGATCGCTGGGCAATGCTCTGCTGGGACCTGCGCGCCGGGCCGGTTGAGCCAGTTCCAAACGTGCTGCTGTTTGACGCCGATGGCTGAGGCCAGAGCAGCTTGCCCCTTGCAGACCTCGACGGCTCGAATGAGTGCATCCATGCCGTCAGCATACAACAACTGTGGTTAGGTAGTAAACCGTTGTGGTTTGACCGCCCACAACCTCAGTTGTCACATTGGTCGGATGGCCC